ACTTTCCTCATACATTCCATTTTTCTAAAAATCTAGTATTCTGTTAATTTATATCTTTCTTAAAAAAATAATTTTATATTCTATTTTATATTTTATTTTATTAAGATTTATATTTTGTCCAATCTCTTGATTGTGGCAAGTTCCTGTTACCAACAACAGTTGTACTTGTTGTTTTATCATCAGCATAAAGCTTATCAGACTTCTGTCTGTTGCATTGCCAGTGGGCTAACTGCAGATTTTTAATATCTGATGGATGACCATTTCTATTGATTGGAATAATGTGGTCAATTACAGGCGATAAAGGATGTGGATACTTCAATGACTTATCTACTGGTAGTCCACAAATCCCACAAGTATTCCTGGTCTTGAGAATAATTTTTTTATTCTTTTCAAAGGCGACTCGATGAGGACCACTCCGGTCTGGTCTTTCTTGGGGGGTATTCATTTAGGGAGGGTCCTTTCTTTTTAGTGGGTACGGGGTGGAATTCTATGATGTAGGAGGGGGTGTTTTTTTAATCTAGGAGGGGGGTGTTTTTTAATCTCTGGCACCCTCGTATATTTAACATATCTTATATTCTGTTAAATAAAATCAACATCCTTAAACATCACTTGTAGCAAGTGCTTACATCTATTTTATTAAATACTAATTTACATTTTCTCAATGTGTTAAATAAATAGGTATTTAATAGCTAAAATTCATCATCGAATCATCCAATTCATCTTGCTTAATGCCAATGTAGTCAAGTGTGATATCTGGTGATGAATGATTAAACAACTCCATCAAGATCGCTACATTTTGATTTCGTCTGTAATGATGATAGCCAAATGACTTTCTCATAGAGTGAGTTCCAATATTCTTCAAGCCAACATATTCAGCTGCTTGTTTTAAAATTTGGTAAGCTGCAACTCTTCCGATGTGAGCGATACGCACACCGTCTGTCCTAACTTTCTTTTTGCTCGGAAATAGATAATCGTACCCTTGTAGATCATTTGTTTTGATGTAATGATTTAGAGCCTTTCTTAACTCTGGATTGATAGCGAATCTCTTAACCTTCCCTGTCTTCTTCTCAGTGACCTCTATCCTATCGCCTGTCACTTGCTTGACTTGAAGAGGTATGATATCGCTGATGCGCATTCCAGAATATAGGCCACACATAATCAGAACATAATTTCGCTCACTTTTTGATTTTAAAAAGTCTTTCATTCTCTCAATATCGTCAAGTTCACGAATAGGTTCTACCTTTCTCAAAACATCACCTCCAATCCACAAGAAAAGGCAGGGCGTGCCTGCCTTTTACAATCATTTCATAATATAATTTTAGCACACAAAATCGTATATTTACTATTGACTTACTCCGCTTTTACTCCAAAATCACAACTTGTTCACCATTTCGGTAAAGCTCTGCAAATGCTAATAAAGCCTTACTAAGAATTTCATAATATGAACTTTCTGAAATTGCAAGCTCATTGTACACCGTCTCATCTTTTTTTTGATGCCAAACAAGATACTTCTCGTATATGATTTTACGATAAAAAGGATCATGTAATTTGCTGACAGCCTGTTCTATCGCATCTAGCTCTAGCTCTGCATCAACTTTTCGAATTGCCAATTTCTCAACTTGACTATTTTTAGCACTTGATGGATTTCGTGGTGTGAATGAGTAGGTCGTGGTTACTCTCTGACCATCTGTATCATTTGCTACACGACGCCAGTGAGGATATCCCTCCAAAATTTTCTTGGCATTTTCTTTTGTTTTGGCTTCGTTTATTTCTGGAAAAAAAGGCATCGCTCACCTCGTTTCTATGCCGTTTATATTTTAATCATGATTTGTAATCACGCCACCGGCTCCATTAACAGTAACCCAGCCATGCTTCTCTCTGGCTTCTGCTTCTTTCATACGGATAAGGTTGTCTGTGATTGAGTCTGACTTAGCTTTGTTAGCTTTAGCTTCTCCTTCTGCTTTGATGATGCCAGCATCCGCTTCAGCTTGAGCTTGAACTTTCTTGGTATCAGCTTCGACCTTAGCTTTTTCCTGTTCCTGTTTAGCTGTGTCAATTTCCTTCTGTTTGACAGATTCAGATTTGATTGCTGCTTCAATTTCATCTCCTGCATCCTGATCAGTTATTGTGAATGAAACAAATTCAAGATCATAAGATTCAAATTTCTCTTTTAGCGCCTTGTCAATCTCTTCATAGACTTCTGTACGCTTATTCCCAAGAATGTCGTAGATGTCATAATTCCCAGTAACCGACTCGATAGCTCTCTGTACTGCCGGAGCAATTACACTCTCATTCACATTTTCTAACTTGGTGTAGTTTGAAAAGATTGTCATTGCCTTTTCTTTATTCACACGATATTTCACATCAATGTTAGTATTCAGCCATTGACCATCTTTGGTCTGAGTTGTGATTTTTTCCATAGTCTTCGTCTGAACTGAAGTCGAAAGAGTATAGACGGTATCGATGAAAGGAATTTTGAGATGATAACCTGTTTGTAGGGTGTTTTCCTGAACACCTCCGATCGCACTGACCTTTACTCCAACCGTATTAGCCGGGATGCGCTTCACGGCCGTGAGACGAAAAATTCCAAGTGAAGTAATAGCAACAACCGTGATGATGCCACCTTTCGCAAGTTTTGTAAGTTTAGTTTTCCCTGTTTCGTGATCGTATTGTGTAAACATTGTTTTTACTCCTTTTTTAAAATCATTTTTCCATCAAAGACTAATGTAATAGTCCCTGTACCATCTCTATGTTTAGATACCAAAGCACGACAATCTGAACCGAGCTCGATTCCTTCAATCGTAATACTGCGTTTTATGTTGTTAACGTTGATGATTGCACCATTCGATGTTTTAATCCTCATTATCCACCTCCAGAAGTTCCTGATTTTCGTAGATGTTCCCAATGACTTTGTAATACGGTAGAAATTCCTTTGTGATGTTAATCCGATAGGTACGACTTAGACCATCACCGTACCAGCGACCTTTGTCTTTGTCATATTTGACAATAAAGGTATATTCTGTCTGTATCTGATGATGTAAGATATCACCTTCAAAAACTTCTGTACCTTCCTTGTCACAAAGTCCTGTTGATTGCATGAGTTCGATTTTATCCGCTCCACGTAAGTTCGTGATACCGTAACCGATAGACTCAAATTCCCCACAGTCAAAATTAATCTGTTCCACTACATACATTTCATTGTTTAGCTTGTCCCATGCTCTAAAACTTGGATTCATCTGGCAAATCCTCCTCTTTCACGAATGAACCATCAATCCAGCGACCTTTACGGTCTTTGATTTCTTGATAGGCTAGTTCAAAGCATTCATCGAAATCATAACCAAGATTCTTCAGATAACCAATGCAGCGTACTAGATTGTGTCTACATAATTCCTTGCTAGCAAATCCTTGTGAGAGTTGAAACTCACTGATATTTGCATTGATAGAGATGAAGCTTTCCATCACATCTTTTTTGCGAATGTTATCAGACTCTTTAAAAATTTGATTCACATCCTCTTTGATTAATAGTGCTAGACCGACAATCACAACTGCACAGTCTCCGATACTGTCTTTGGTTAACTGCTCATTCTTCTTGAGATAGCCTGCGCATAGCTCACCGAACTCTTCGCTGAGTTTAAGCGACTGCTTGTCTAGTCGTCCACCGTTTTCAAGGTCACGGTCAATAAACCATTGCTTTACATTTTCTAGTGTGTTCATAATTCAATATCATCTCCTATCTCAATATTTTTATATCGTTCTTCACTCACAACAAACACATTCCCGTTAACCGTGATAGTAAAAAGACTTCCGATTTTTCGTTTTTCTTCCACCTTGCCAACTATCTGATATTTACTATCAGCGCGATAAACAAGCAAGGGCTTCTGTGCTTCACGTTGCATGAATAGCAAGCAAGTTGTAAGCAAGGCATATCCGATTAAGAATCGTTTCATTCCTTTAGCTCCAAATTCAAAATTTTTATAGTTTCTTCATAACTCAAATTGACTTTGAATTTTTGTTCCTCATATCCTGCGAAAAGTTTAAAAAATCTAATAAAAATGGTAGTTGTATTGTCATGATTTTTGACAACCGTGTATACATTCCTGAGCAAATTTTTTCTGATGGCTATATTTGGAAAGACCACCATCTCTTGATTTTCTTCTTTAGTTGTTTCTTTTGCTTTCATAGCTTCTGAATACGGATATTTTTTAGGCTTCATTCTTCCACCTCCTCTTTTGATTTAAACGCAATCTTTAAGTAAAAGTCTTGTTCGGGTATCTCTAGTATCGCTGTATCGCTTTTACCACCAGACTCAACGATAATTTTTCCGACTTCCAAAATTAAGTCTCCAATTGTGCTATTTAGCGTAAGGCTCATCCTTCCACCTCCTCGATCTCAATCCCCTCACAATCAAACACCCAGCCAAAACCAGCTTCTTCTAATTGTTTTCGGGTGAATTTAGTTCTAAACGGATACCACTCACCGCACCAAAATATTTTTTCATCTTTTTCGCACAATATCTGAGCATGGTTTTTGTGATTTCTAGCTCTTGGCATAAAGATACGATACCGCTTCTCTTTCTCGACCTCGTATCCGTCAAGTATAGCTTTTATTAATCTTTTTCTGTTTTCAAGTTCCCTAAATCCTTCGCTCAGGTCTTTTAATTCTATGTCATTGTTATCTTTTAAATAATAACCATAGCCGACTCTTGAAACATGGTATAAAGCTGTTGTAACATCACTTTCACAATTAAAATCAAACGTTTCAAGGAATTTCGCTTCTTCTTCAGATACTTTCACTTTCTGCGGTTCGTCTAACTGACTGATTAACCCCAAAACAATTTTCTTGTCAACATACGGTCTAATGCTAGTAATACTAGTGAGACTTGG